CGGCAAACTTCTTTAGAAATCCTTTTAGTTTTGAGATTTTATCTCCATGCCTCAGCCTAAAGGATGTTCTAGAATCCTGTGTTATTATGTTGTACATCTTCTTTCTTACTGGTTCTGCCAGTGCATTTATAAATCCACTGGAGTAACAAGGAATTCGAGCCTTCCCTCCTAGTTCTGGTATAGCATTTATCCACATTGGGAGGTGTAGCTCGATGTTATCACAATTTTCTCTTTTACACACTTCTGCATGGTCTATATATTCTTTCATAAAGTCTAGTGAGACTGCATATATATACTCCTGGTTAACTTGACCCTTCATTTTTATGTTCCCACTTATGAGTGGGTCATCATGGAGGTCTTTGTATCTTTCGAAGTGTTCTTTTGACTTTGGCCATTCAAGTAGATCAGATATTGGGAGGTTACTCATGAGTTTATATAGTTCTGAAATAAGACCTATAAACCCACCCTTCGATCTTGTCCTTTCAAATGATGCGGATACTGTAGCATTCGACCTTTCTTTGAAATCACCATCTGTCTGTTTCATTTTCTCTCTTTGGAAGTACTCTTTTGCCCAATTAAATGTGTACTCTTTCATTTTATTATCCATATCGTGAGGCATCTTGGGCGACTTAAATCGCTGGAAGGTCTCTTCTGATTGTTTTAGTAGGTACCTCTCGGTTGGCCTAGGTAGGGATCTACCTAGGTAACCCATCTGCCCTAATGTAAAGGTTGTGCACTGATAAACTTTTCCATCTATGGACACGGTTGTAAGATCGGTCATTGATATAGGATTAAGTTTGGAGCAGAACTTGAATGTCCTCTGAGATAGAGATGACATTTCTATTTCCGGGTCTATTGATTGCCAAGAGAATAAGTCGGTGATAGATATCTTGCGAAGTCTATATTGGCTTATTTTACTTTGCTTTGTCATTTTTCCTCTCTGCCATGCTACTCTCATTTGTGAAGCTGTAGTTTTACAATTCGCAATGAGTGCATCAGAGAAGTTACTAACATCTTCTGGTTGCCAACCTAATTCTTTGAGATTGTTGAAGCCTTCGGCTACCTCTCTTAGGAATGAGATTATGTAATCATAACAAGCTCTATCATCTTCATGTGTTAGATCTAAAGTTCTGAAATTATTGACTATTT